AGATAATGATCCGGCAGAATTAAATTTAATCATTCTGCTAGATAATAAGTTACCAGGTCTCAATCCTACATTTAATATAAATTCTAAATTATCTTCTTGTGTTATAAGTCCTAGATTACTTTTTAATACTCCGTATTTTTCTATAGGAGAATTATCTAAAGTATCTCTTTTTGAAATATTAGTTTGAGATAGTGTTAATCTACCATCATTTTTAATAATTACATTTTTTAATTGTGCATTATTAGATGCTTCTATATTTGTAGTATTTATATTAGTAGATTGTATTGTTGGTAATGTAGCAGTTCCACTTGCTGTAATATCATTTACATTTCTGATGTTTCCATTAGTTAAGTTAACATCATTAGTAGTAATACCATTAACAAAATCAGTATTTTCTCTGAATGTTGTTTTACCAACAACTGTACCACCTTTAGATAAAGATAAATAATCCTTAATGGTAGTATCAAAAGAATTTATTGTCATATAATCATTTAAAGTAGATTGTAAAGCATACTTAGCATTATATTCAGTATCTTTTAAATCTAAAGCATTATTTAAAGCAGTAAGATCTATTTTATGACTCAATATTTCATTTAATTCAGGTTTAGTATAATTTTGTCCACCTGCTGATTGAGTTAATGCTATAATTTCAGCATCAGATTTAATTTTACTTTCTATAGCTCTTAATTTACTATCCATTACTTGTGTAGTAGTATATCTAGAGAAAGAATTCTTAATATCATCTACATATTCTTTATTATATACAGTGTCTTTAAATGTATTAAAGTTATCTTTAGTTACATAATTAGTAAGATTATTTAAAGAAGCTAAATCATTTCTCATTTGAGATAATTTTGTTTCTAAATTAGTATTTGTTACATAATTACCTAATACAGGTTGTAGAACTAATTCTGCTGATGTTCTAAAATCAGAATCTCTAACATAATTAGCTAAAGTATTATTTAATACTTCTGTAGTAACGACATTATCAGCATTCAAAGTTAATACTTTATTTCTTTTTAATGTATCTATGTCATTTTTAATAACATTTACTTCAGTAGTATAATTTTCTAATTTTACATATTTAGCTAATTCACTTTCCATTTTATCAGATGTCCATACATTTCTTTTCCAATTATTAAATGTATCTAAATCTAATTTCTTTAATAATAAAGTATCCATATTAGTCTTATTATAGAAAGAATCAGCATTTATATTAGCAGCAGCTATAGAAATACCATTTAATCTAGCTTCCATATCAGTAGTAGTAGGATATTCTGAGAATCTTCCTTTAATGTTACTTATTTCTTGATCTAATTCTCTTTTCTTATTATTAGCTTGTATTTTAGTCTCTAGTAAATCTAATTTATCATCCATTATTTCTTTACTATAAAATAATGATGAATTAGATATGACTAAATTCTTAATAGAGTTCAATAACTCATCCACTTTTGTAGAATCATAATATCCTCTTAATATAGTTTGTATTTTATCATCTACTATAGAATACACGCTAGTATTTGTTACGAAATTAGCTTTTTCCGTATTAAAATCATTCTTAGATAAATAGTCTCTTTCTATATCTCTCATTTTAGCTTCAAATACAGATTTATCTACTTTATTATCTAAAGCATCTCTTAATGCTACTAATGTTGTATAAGTTTCTAATAATTTACTAATATATAATTTATATGCATTAGTAATTTTTAATTCACTATCAGCTATTAATTGTATTACGTCGTCTCTACTTACACCATTAATATCTAATATTTTCTTTTCTAATGTTTCTAATGTTGTATATTTTTCTAATTCACTATTTAAATGCTCTAAAGTAGCATAATTAGAGAATATATTATTCAATGTCTCAGTAGTTGTATACTTTAATATAATATCATTCCAGAAAGATATTTTAAATCCTTCTAAAATATTATTTATTTCTTCTGAAGTTTTAAATTTCTTATTATTGTTTGTAATAGCAGATGTTAATTCAGCATATGTAGGTCTATCATTAAATTTATTAGTATCGTCTATAACTTTATTTTGATAAATAGACTTATCTACTTTTTCATCTAATTTAGCAGCTACAGTATTAATATTTCTGTTAGTGATATCAGAGCTATCTTTTATAGCTTTAGTAATATCTGCATTAGTAAACATGCCATCAACTTTAGTAGATACATCATCTACTTTACTTTTAGTAGCATCTGCTTGATTTTTTAATGTTTCTATTAATTTATTTACTTCAGTCTTTCTAAAAACATCATCAAAAGTAATTATTTTAGATAAAATCTCAGCTTTGGACATAGTATTCTGTACATGATCTTCAAATACAGATTTATCTAATTTCTTATCCTCTAATTTACCTATTTCTTCTTTATTCTTATCTATAAATACTTTTAATTTATCTTTTTCTTCTGTTATTTTATTTTCTACAACAGTAATATCAGATTTAAGAGCATATTTATTCTTTTCTAAATTGAAATCTTCTGTTTTTAAATAATCATCGAATTTATTTACTGTTTCTGTTATTAATTTATTAACTTCTGTAATTTTTTCAGTAATATTATTTTCCAATGATTGTTTAGTTTGATCAATTTCTAATTGTGTTACTTTTTTAGCTACTTCTTTTTGTAATTCTGTTATGCTAGAAGTATTAGCTGTTATTTTAGGAGTTAATACATTCTCTAAAGCATCTATTTTATTTTTATTTTCTTCTTTAACATTTGTAATCTTTTCTTCAACAGATGATTTCTTTTCATAATCATCAAATTTACTATTAGTTGTAGCTATTTCTGTTTCAAAATGATTATTTTTTGATTCTTGTTCAACTTTAAGATCTTGTATTTTATTATTTACACTTTGTTCTAAAGTACTAACTGATGAAGAGTTAGTATTTATCATTCCTTTAACAGCTTCTATTTTAGTATCTATCTTTTCTTCAGATTTTTTAACTGCTTCTTTTAATGTTTCTTCAGTTATTTTACTATTTAATCCAGAAGCAAATGTTGTAGTAGTAACATAATCATTCAATGTAGTACTTAAAGAATCATTTGATACTAAATTAGATAATTTATTATCTAAATCTAATTCTGTTTTTAAATTATTAATAGAATCTGTTACTGATTTATTAGATGCTTTTTCTTCTAATGCTTTATTAACATCTTTTTTAAGAGCATATGTATTATCAGAATAATTTCTAAGATCAGCTAATTGTTGAATAAGTTCACCTTTAATAACTTCTATTTCAGGTTTAGTATAAACATCTTTTAAAGCATTTAATACAGCTGTTAATTTATTATCTACTTCTTCTTCGGTTATTGTTTTTAATATATCTGATTTAAATTCATTCTTAAGACTTAATAACGATGTATCTAAGTATTCTTTTGTCACATGATGTTTAATATCTTCTCTAATAGAAGTGCCTAAATCATTTAATGCAGCTGTAGACACAAAATTTTGTTTCTCATTCTCATATCTTTCTATAGTAAGATATTTAGTTAATTCTGTAGTAATAGAATTTCTTAAGCTACTTAATTTAGCATCATTGTTAAGTATTGTTTCATAGTTATTAAATAGATTACGTATAGTATCTAATTGTGATTCTAAAGTATTTGTAGTTATAAAATCTTTTATTTTATTTTCTAATGTTGTTAATTCTACAAATTTACCTAATTTCTTTTCATAATCAGCTAATTGAGAAGTAAATGTTTCACTAACACCTTCTATTGTTTCATTATCTACTTTATGTAATAACTTTTCTTCTAATAAATCATTAGTAACATATTTCTTAAAGTCTTCAGTTAGTTGATGTTTAGTTACAAAGTCTTTAATAGAATTAGCTAATGTATTAGTAGTTATGAAATCTTGTATTGCTGCTTGTAAAGCATTTTTATTTACTAGATCTGTTACTAAATGATTATATTGATCAAATGTCATAAAGTTAACATTCTTAGCTTCTATTTCTTGTTTAGTATAAAAATTATTTATTCTATTATTTGTGTTAGATATATCTTCTGCTATATTAGCTCTTACTGTCTCTAAGTAAGCTTTAGTAACATAGTCTTTTAATTGATCTCTAACAAAATTAATTGATGCTAATCCATCTAATGATTTGTACCAAACATTATTATTTCTAATTACTTGAGATGTCAATTCAGCAAATTTCTTATCTATAGTAGCTATACTATAAGTATCTAGATTACTTAATAAAGTATTTATTTCATGTTTAGAATAAGCTTCTTCAGGTAACTTAGATAATTTAGTATTTATATCTCTTTTAATTTGATCTATATCAGCATGAGATATATAATCAGCCATTCTAACATTGTAAGAATCAATTGGTAGATATTTTTCTAATGTCTTTTTAAACATTTCCTCTGTAACAGTGTTACCAATCATAGATTTAGTAACTACTTCTGTTGGATCTAAATCTTGAAAAGTTAAGAAATTAGTTAAGTCTAAATAATACCCATTATAGAAATAGAATATTTTACTACCATCTAAATATTTAGGAAATATTTTAGATCCTGATGGTAAATCATATACCTTTGTATTTTTATGTGTCTTTTCGTCTATTTCTGAATGAGCATCTTTCCATAATAAAGCATTAGGCTTATCAGGTTTCATTTTTAATTCTATTATTTCGGATCCATCAGCTTGTTTCCCTGTTACTAAATTAGTAGTTATTGGAACACCATGTTCGTCTGTCTTTAAAGTAATAGAATTTTCAGTCCTACTAGAATTTCCAGTAGGAGAAGTAACAGCCCCCTGAGGAGCTGTGTTATTAATAGGTTCAGGCATTGGTTTCTCCTTTCTTTATTTTATATTTCTACAATTCCTTTTGTAATAATTTCATTTATATAAATAGATTTCTTTAGAATTCTATTTTCCCATCCTTCATCAAATGTTCTTAATTTAGAATTATTTCTCATTAGATCTTCATATTGATCTTCTTGAAATAAAGTATATCCTAATAAGAAAGCTAATGTAGGAATATTATTAATAGCTTCGAATGATTTAGGTCCTAACATACCATCTTCTGCTAAAGGTCTAACATCTTTCATACTGTCTTCAAAAGATTTTATTATCTTTCTTTCTGTATATAATCTATTTACTGTCTTTTGAGCTATTTTAGCTCCTCTATTACCAGAATTAACAAAGAAATCAAATATAGTTAAAGCTTTTACGAAATTATTTATATTTTTTAATCCATTAGCTTTCCAATATTTTCTTTTATATATTTCTACTGCTACTTCTTTGGGTAAATTTTTCATCTCTCCTGTATAACCCCAATTACGAGCTTCTTGTTTAATGATTCCATACATTGTTTCTCCACCTGGGTCATTAGGGTGATTAAAGTATCCTCCTTCTACACAGAATATATATTCCAATAAGATTTTGGATTGTTCATCTGTAAGACCATATTCATCTTTCTTAGGAGTTTTAGTAATAGTATCCGGATCATTAATATGATTTATCGCTTCATCAGGAGAACTTTGTTCTTGTGCTCTAATAAGATCCTGTATTACTAATTGTATTTCTTCTTTTTTAATCCAAACATTTCTATCTGGTTCTGCTTCTATTGATGGACGAATATTATCATACACATATCTATTATCAGCTTTTCTATTAGTTGATACTTCTTGTTCTAGTTGTGGTTTATATTCTTCCAGTACTTTTTGTACTTCCTTTAATACTCTGTCCAACACTTCGTTTTTTGTTTCCATAACAATTACCTCCGTGTTAATTTATATAAGCCTTAGGTTTTTACTAAGTTTGGGTAAAAAAAAAAAGACCCGCAGGTCTAGTCGATGTAGAAAATTACTGCGAAAGCTTCTTTATCGTTTCTTCTTTTGATTCCTCTTTTGATGTATTCTGGTTTTATGTATTCCATTACGTCGTTAAAGTATTCCCATTCGATGCTGTCTTCAAAGTGATTGTATAAACCATCGTCACAATTAACGTATGTTGCAACTAAGTCCTCATTAGACACTGTTGTAAGATCAATGTTGTCCCAATCACAAGTTACTGGGTTAATGAACTGAATTACTTTACCTTGCTTAAAATCTATTATTTCCATTATGCTTCCTCCTTATAATATTTACCATTATTAATAACAATACCACGATTAACTAACTCAATACTTAAATCTTCCTGGTAGTCAAATAAGTTCCAAAATTCTGCATCATCTGGGTTGACTGTTTCTAAAAAATGTGTTACGTTATTATGCTCATCACAAAGTTGTCCGTTATTCATATTTTGTATTCCACCAGTTGGTGTTGTAATTGGTGTTAATATAATTTCGGTCATGTTATCATCTCCTAATTTTTTGTTTTTGAGTAGAACTTTATTCCACCTATTAGGTGAACAAAGTACTCATCGTTTATGTTTGAATCTTTAAGTTCAAGATTCATGTCTCTTAGATTTTCTAGATCTTTTTTATCTTGACCTATAGATTCTAAGAATAAAGTATTAGTGTTATCATCTAGGTAATACCCTCTTCCAGGTAAACCTTTCATTGCTGCTAAATCTTTACCTTGTGCGGAAAATATTTTTCCTGAACGATCCACTAATGCTTGGACGATATACACTTTGTGATCCTCGTCCTTCAAATTAAAAGAATAAAGTAACCATGTTTTTTTCATTTTAATCATCTCCTATATATTTTATTTTATTTCTATCACATTTATTATATACATTAATATATAATTAACATTATCTTATTCGTAAAAATAAAAAGACCCCCAATGGGGGTCAATATTATCTTATCATAGTTGAACTATTAAATTGTTGTTGAAGAATATTAATTCTATTAATAGCTTCTTCTTTTCTCCTTCTTTCTCTTTCTATATCAGAACCAATATTTCTGATGTCTCCTCCATAACCAGTAATTGTTACATTACCTACTTCTTTTGGTCCATATTTCTCAATAAGTTTATTTATCTTTTCTGTACTATCACTTCTAGTAGCCCATTGATCAATAACAGGTCTAACATTATTAGCCATTCCTACAGGTAATAAGTTATTAGTCATATCTTTAAATTCTTTTTCAGCATTCTTGAATTGTTCCTTAATAGCTTTTTCTTCTTCTGTTAATTCTTCTTCTTCATTTCCTTCATGTGCATTACCATCAGGATCTTCTTTCTTTCCTTCTCTTCTATCTAATAAATCTTTTACATTAGAAGAAATATTTTTAGCATGTAATGCAGAATTAGCATCTTGGAATTCTAAAGCTAATGAACTGAAGAATGAACTAAATAAAGCTAATGCTCCTCTTATTGTTTCTATATCTGTTTCTACAGGAGAAATAACAGTTGTCTCACCAAATTTATTTGTATCTGGATTTATATAACCCGACATAAATCCTTCTTTAGTTGTCATATTATTTGGTAATAAATTAGATATCAATAATGTATAAGCTTCTCTTATTTTAGTTATTATGAATTTAGCAGTTCTTAAAGAAACTAATTCTTGATTTAGTGGATCTCTATTTTCAGATTCCATTTTATTTAACATTTCTGTAAGTTCTCCTTCTACTCTCATTACTGCAAAATAAACACCTATAGATCCACCCATATGGTAGCCATATTTAACAGATGAATTTATTGCCATAGTAGCATCTCTATAAGCTGTATTTAATCTTTCTCTATCCGCTTGTACAGGTGCTCCAATTTCTATTAAGTAGTATTTATTATTTAAATTTTGTAATCTATTAGCAGCTTCCATTGCAACTTCTTTATCATCATCTTTAGCTAGTTTTTCTAATTTAACTATATGATTTTTCAATAATTGAGAAGGCTCTTCTGTAGTATCAATTGAAATAGATAAAGAATCGTCTCCTGCTATATGAGTAATATTTACTGGATAACTATTTACTAATGCTGCTGATAATGTTTTAAATAGATCTCTTCTAGATGTCTGGTGATCTCTTTCAGTAATCATTATAGGATTACCTTCTTCATCTTTTTGACCTGAATCTACTTCTTTAGTATACATCTTCATTTTCCATAAAGATTTATTATCAGCATTATCATATTTATCTCCGTATACTGTATGTCTTAATTCAATAAAATCATTTAAGAATACTTCTTGTGTATTAAGTAATAAACAAAGATCTTCTCTTTTATCTTTAGTAAATCTTCTTAAAGTATCCATTTCCATAAAATCATAATACAATACTTCTTGTGTATCAGCCCAAGCTGCTTTAGCATATTTTCTTAATAAATCTGTAACTGATGGATCTAATTCAGACACAACATAAATAATTTTTTGTCTTTCACCTTTTTTATTTTTGAATGCATTAGTTTGTGCAAACTGATGTAATTCTTGTATAGGTATTTGGTATTTTAAATCTAAGACATTATGAATAAATACTAATTTTACATCTTCTAAATCTCTTATAGATTCATCTATACAAAGATGAGGTACACTTAATCTGTAACCTGGTTGCTTAATTAATCTAGTATTCTCTATATCCGATACTGTAGACAATACTTGAAAAGAATTATCTAATGTTATATTTTCTTTTCTCATATATTCAGCTAATTCATCAATAGGTTTAGTTAATTCAGGATCATTGTTTAAAGAAATGTATCCTATATTTCTTATGTCCTCATATGTAACAGATTTAGTCTTATTATATTCTATATTAGCTTTTACTTTATCTAATATCATTTTAATTACTTTTGGTGTATTTATTCTATAAGAATATATTTCTTTATTATTTTCATTTCTAACAGAATTAGCTGCTAATTTAACTAAGTTATAAAGTAATCTAACAGCAGTAGTAGATCCATCTCCAGATTTCTGTTTGATTTTAGCTGTTAATTTAGTAACTTCATTAGCTATCATTAAATCTGTAGGTATAAAAAAGTTCATACTAGCTAATGTAGTCATACCATCTTTAGTATATTTCATTTCACTTATTTTAGTTCTAGAAGAAACTGTTTCACTTGCAACATATCCTGAGAACGGTCCAAATGTTTTACTTACTGTTTCATCTATTTTTTCTAGTATAGATAATATGTATAATAAATCATTATCTACAGTATTCGATACCGTAGTATTTAAATTATTCATATGATTATTTACATTCTTTACTTCCATCATATCTATGATATTCATTTATTTCCTCCTATTTATCTTACTGTCTCTATTTTATATGCTTCTATATTACATTCTTTTGGTGTAACGAACATATCATACAATTTTCTTTTTAAATGATAACTTATATATTCTTTAGGCTCTATAAATACTTTACCATCTTTTATTTCTACTTCTTTATAAAGAGACATCCATTTTAATATAATTTCGTGTAATTTATTCATTAATTCATACATACTCTTGTCTTTATATTCTTTTAAATCATCTTCTTTAAAAAGTGAAAAAAATGTTAGTCCAGTAATATCAGAATCAGTAGTATTTCTATCAATAGTGCATATAAAATACCCATCATACACTATATAATCGTCATACTCCCCATCTTTTACCACAAGGTTATTACATATATCATTTAACATATGATTCGCTAATAATGTATATAAAGAAATATATGTAGAATCCTTATTAATCATATCTGCTTCTTTTCCTACAGTAGCCATTAATCTTTGACATAAGACCTGAGAAAAACCTGCCACATCTTCGTATTCATGTTCATTACCGTCTCTAAAGAAAGCCTTTATCATTCCATTTAATGAAGTATAAAATTTATGATGGTCATGATTAACCCCTCCTCTACTGGCTTCTCTTCTTTGTCTAACAATAGTTTCGATTTTTAATTTATCATATTGTTCTAAATCGTTTATCATTCTTTTCCTCCTACTCAAAATTTATTATTTTGTAAGGTTTCTTAAAATATTTCATAATATTTATCATCATTTCTGATCCTTTAGATCCATTAGTAAATATAATACCCCTATCACAATATTTACCCATTTCTGTATTTCTTAAATAACCAGCTTTCTTTCCATATTTATCCCATTCAGCTGGAAATTCAATTACTTTAATATTATTTTCTTTAGCCCATCTTTCACCAAGAGAATCAGCACCTTTAGCTTTACCAGATACTACTTCTGCAATAGGTAAATCTAATTCTTCTTTTAATTTATTTAATTCATGTTTCAATAATTCATAATCATCAAATGTTCTTGTTCCAGCTATTAAAACTCTGTAACCTTCTTGCTCGTCTTCTTTAACCGGATCTCTTGTAACATCTCCTACAGAGAATTCACTAGTTTCAGTAAGATGTTCTTTAAAAAATCCATTTTGTAATTTCTTTAAATAATTATCCTTTACTGTACCTATAGAATAATCTATTAATTGTATATATGTACCTACAGTCTTCATTCCTGTTCTAGACACACGTCCTATAACCTGAGTAGTCTCACTTTCAGATGCACGAGTTTCCATATCTACAATTATATCTAATCCTTTTAAATCTATTCCTCTTCCCATAGACTTTGAAGTAGATATTATTAATTTAGAATCTCTCATTATTCTATCTCTATCATTCTTAGGAGTATCACTATTTAAAATATCGACATCTGTGTCTTTTAATCCAAATGCTTCTACAATATCTTTTTTAAATTGTTCTGCTAATTCTCCTTTACGACCAATAAAGAAAACTGTCTTTAATTTCTCTGGTGAAAAGAATCTTTTTTTAATAATCTTTTCCCATATGACTTTTAAAGGTTTTATATAAGTTCTATTTTCTACTATATAAGCATGATAAGCTTGATAATCTAGCATAGTACCTTTAGGAGTCCATTTTAAAAGCTTATTATATGTTCTTTCATCTGGATTAGAAGAATATATTACAAACAATCCTCTTCTAGGAACTGTTACACGGAATTCTTTACCTATATCTTCTACATCTGAAAATATTCTTTGGAACACTCTATTGTCATCTTTAGAAGATTTAAATGTAGTAGCAGATAAATAAAGATTATATCTTAAAGAAGCCATAGTATCTAAAGTAAACATAGAACGGTTCTCTAAATCAAATTCGTCACAAATCTTCATACCAAATCCTTCTTGAATCATAAATTTGGTAAATTCTTGTGGACCTAATTTATCTATAAACATACTCATTGATTTATGTGTAGAAATAACTATTTGCGGTGTTAAAGAATTATTTACTCTTAAAGCCTGCCAATCATCACCAGTATCTATAGAATAGATATCTTTAAATTTTAAATCTGTATGTGTAGCAAAACTATTTATCCATTGTTTTTTTAATTCATTTGATTTTACTAATACGATAGCTCTAACTTTTAAATGCGACAATATATTTGTCGCAACATAGGTTTTTCCCTGACCTGTTTGTAAAGATATAATACATCTTTCTTCTCTATCTAATACCTTTAAAGCTTTCTTTATAACATTTGCTTGTAGATCATCTTTTGGTTGATTCACCATATTATAACCATCTGCTTGTAGCATTGGAAAATTATCAGACCTATTTATTTCAGGATCAAAAAATCCACATCTACCTAATCCATTCATTAAAGAAACTTCTGGTATTTTACATAATCTAAAATGTGTCTTATATTCAAAGTATCCATACGGTTCATATTCTTCTGTATAGAAATTTAAAGTACTCACTAGACGTGTTAGTCCACTATAATCATGACCTGGTATCTTCGGAACTTTATAAAATGTACTGAATTCTATAACATTTATATCCGACATTAATTTACTCCTTTCCGACAAAAAAAAAAACGTAAGTATTTCTACTTACGCTTTCTATTAAAGATACCTAGGGAGTTTAGCTTTTCTTTGATAAATTCCCAAGGAGTTACTGGATCTTTGAAAGAAGGTGGTTCTTTTCCTGCTTTTTCTTCCTGTTCTAGATAAGCTTCCATCTTTCTGTTAAGTTTGTTGATAGGCTTCGCTATTGCTTCTGAGATCTTATCCCACATTTTGCTCACCTTCTTGTGGATCTTCAACTTTAATTTCAGATCCCGGAGTGTTGTCTTCATTTTCATAGGGTGTACCTTGTAACGGTGCAACAACTCCTTCCTCCTCTAATTTTTTAGCAGCTTCGTCCTCATCGAATCCTTCAGGAAGAACTTCAGGATCGATGATATCTTCTAATTTAGCTTCTCCGACAACAGCGTTTGCTTTGTCCTTATTTACTCTTTTAACAACTTCCACTCCCACTGTAACAATAGCTGCAGCTCCTATCACAGCTAATACTCCACCAATGATTTTTTTCATAATAATTACCTCCTAAGATTTTATTTAATTTTTGCTTCAGTTATATGATATACAATTCTCTTTATTTATGTTCATCTTTTGAAATAGTATCTTCTTGATCATAATCTTCATATTTCAAAGCTCTTAATTCATGTTCTAAATCTGTTAATAGATCTAAGAGTCTTATATTTTCTAACTTTACTCTTTCTACATGATCATTAATTTTCTTCATAACTAGTCTGACATTAATAATTTGTAATAATATAATAATTAATATTACAAAAAGACCTATAAATTCTGATTTCATTATTTTTCCTCACTTTCTTTTATTTTCTCTAACGTAAAGTCTACTAATTTCTGACAAACACTTTCTGTTAATTCTGGTGTATATTTTTCCATAGTATATCCAAAATGATCAGTTGTAAATCCTACTTTATATATTGTAGTACCATTTTCATTTTCTGCTACCATATAATCAACGTCTAATCCCTCTTCATTAAAGTCATCCCAGAAATCTATTAAAGAATGATTCTTTATGACTTTGTGTGGTATATAAATATATCCACATAAATAATATATCCATACATCATCATAACTTCTAGGTACAACTTTATATTTCAATCCTTTATGTTCTCCTTCTATAGGTTTCCAATCCTTTAATTGGATAGGAGTAAAATTACCAAAATGATCTGTCATTAATTCATCTATAACTCCAGGTCTTTTTTTATCTTTTTGATATACACTAAGAATATTTTCTTTTACTAATTTAATAAAAAGATCTATTAAAGATTCATCCATATCTTTTATGTATTCATTTCTTTTAAATGATTTACTTATCGAAGACAATACAGTCATTTCCATTTGTTCACTGTCTTTTATATCTACATCATTAATAATAAAATTTAAACTTTCCTTTTTTGATATACATGCGTATAGATGTTTATTAGTGACATCATGTATGTTTTTTTGATCTAGCATAGATTTAAGATGTACGGTTAAATCAACAAATAGAGTCATACTTAATACTACAAAACTTATAGTAGCTTCTAATTCTAAATTATAATTATCTTTAGCTGGTAAAGATAAAGTAATCTTTCTATCACGTACAGCTTGGATATTTTCTTCCTTACATAGAACCTTTATATCTGTACCTTTAAAATTAGGTTCAGGTTTAAATATGTATGTATTACTATCTTCTAAATACTCAATATTTAATTTTTCAAATCCTTTTACTTCTTCAAATACATCCTTTATAACATTTTCCATTTTTTTCATTAAATTCATCTCCTTATATTTTATTATAATTCTTCTATTTCCTTTTGTCTTTCTTTAATACATTTTTCTGTACCTATTTTTAATAATAATCTGAAAAATTTATTTATCTCAGGTTGAGTTATTATTGGAGATAGATCCGAATCATTTTCTCTTATTGTCGTTACTCTATCAATTTGATTTAACAAATCAATAAATTTATGTTGAAATCCAAGATATCTTCTCATAGCATAAGGGGTCGTATCTTTGTCATCATAAGTGAATGGAAGATCCAGTTGTTTATTAACTCTTTCCCATGTATCTTTGGTAGAAGTAGTTATTTCTGTTGATACTTCAATAATATTCTTGTCATGATACACTTTCAACATCATTTGAGCATTATATTCAGTTTCATTGTCCGTCCAACTAAATTCAACTGTTTTAGTTCTATGTCTTTCGTACATACCTTGATCAAAAGATACATCAAACTCTTTGTTGTCTTTAGTGATACATGTGTAGTGTTCTCCAAAAAGACCTTTTTTATTTTCATTAGGTTTGATCTCCACCTGCCTAATTTCTGTTGCTTCATTAATCGCTTTAAAAAGTTTTTCTAATAACATATTATTTCCTCCTTTATTATTGATTTTCTATAGCATTTATATTATATATAATTAAAAATTTATAAGATCCTTTATTAAAGCTTTTACTAAAGTTATATTATTTAGACCTCTACATAGATCAGAACCCATAGCATCAGGATCTTTTTTTAATTTATTTAAAGTTTTATGCATAGTATGATATAATTTATTTTTATTTCCCATATCATATAACTTAAATACTTTTTTCATGAAATTGAACATTTTACTGACTTCATTTAATTTAGATCCTCTACAAAATAATTTCCCTGATATTAAATTATAATAGAATCTAAGATTCTTTCTTTCATAAATGTATGTGATGTGGTAATGTTGTTTTCTTCTAAATTTGACTTCTCCAAACTCTAATACCTCAGGTGCTTTACCAGATACCCATACAGCATCATTTACTATTTCTATTATATGATGAGGCTTTAACTTATTCTCTTTAATAAATAAGTCTGTAAAATGTTTATATCCTTTAGATATAATTTTATATAAATTAGCATCATCCCGTATCATTAATCCAGTTTGTACGACACGTTTATGTTTTTCTAAATTACGTAGATAATCATATCTTTCTTTAGTAATAGCTTTGAATTCATATAATATCGAAATTCCTGCATGTTTAGCATCATACTCATAAACATCATTAGTCAGAATCATCTTTTTCCTTCTTTCTTTCTATTACTATATCATATCTTTCACAATATTTTCTGATAAACTTTTCGAATTCTTTTTTCTTTCCACCAGGATAATTTATTCTGGCTATTTTATGTGTTAATTCATTTAACATTTTTTCTGTTCTAACATCTTCGTAATATACGTTTAATTCATCGACTGCATGTGACGAGAAATCAGATATTCTAAATACATCTTCCATACCCAGACTAGTTAAATAGAAATCTATCATCATCTCTAATCCTTTTGGTGTAAATTTATATGTCTTTACAGGAGGATCATAGCATGGGATATAATACGGTCTTTTATCTTTATAATCCAAAAAGACCGCTTTAATTTCCCTTACTATTAATTTATGAGTCCTCCCTATTTCTTTAGATAGAGCATAACTAGTCATAGGTAAGTCTTCATGTCTTCCAGCACTACAGAGTTCTTTTAAAATAATTATTTTCTTTTTGTTAATCTTCGTTATCATTATCAGTATCCTCCTCGATGTCTAAATCATCGTATATTCTGTCATAAGATGTATTCATTAGATTTCTAACATCATGATAAAAAGGATCATTTAATCTTTGATTTATACGTCCTGCAGCAATCTTTAAAGATAACGATGGTCTAGCGGCAATAGTTTTATCACGAGATAATACAATTGCTTCTGGGTTACCACTTTTCCAATCTGGTCTCTTATGAGGATTATTAGCATCCCTTATTTTATTACGAAAAACTATTTCTGTTCTTACTTTCGGTACATAAGGGAAACACTCATTAACCTTTTGTATAAAGTCAATATAATCTCTTACAAGATGTTCATCATTATCGTCATCCCATCCATCTTCATTATCTTTCATTTTAGACAATTGCGTATTATTTGGTGTAGCTAGTCTATAAAGGTCTTCTACGTCATAGAATTTTAATGCTTTTGCTTCATTACGTATAACATGTGTTATAGCTTGATTTATTAGATCAATTTTTATTGGTTCATTATCTGGTAATGACAAGAATGTTCTAGTGTCGAAACCTGATATTCTGAATTCTGAATTAGCTTTCAATATAAATTCTCCATCAAAAGTTTTAATACGTAATTTATTTACACGTATAATATCATATTCTCCAAATTCATTATCCATATAAGTAAGACTTCTGCTCATTTTTTCTTCAGGAGTTAATTCTTTCTTTTTCTTCTTTTCTTTACCAGGTAAATATACTTCATTAGTACAGTCTTCTTTGTATATAAATACTTCTACACCTTCTTTAAATATAAATCTGTTAAATTCTCTTTTGAATATATCGTTATTTTCTAAATCTGGTAATTTCTTTTTCTTCTTACCGTCTGAAATTATCCACATTTCTAAAGGTATTAAATTAGGTGCTACTTGGTGCTTAGTAGAAATTACGTCTTGTGCTATTCCTGTAATCTCTTCTTTAGTAGATGCTGCTCCAAGATCGATTCTATATTCATCTGTAGATTTATTCCATCTAGCATTTGCACCAAAACATACTTCACAAATTTGATCATGTTTAGCACAACATGTATAAGCAGATCTAACCTTAATTCTTTTACCAATTAAATGTTTATGGTCTAATGTTATTTCTTCTAAAGTACCATCATCTTTCACCATATATTTAAAACGTAATGTCTTTAATGTTTTTTCATCAGCTACATAATATTCTACAAATGTCTTCGTACCACAATCATGTTCTGTTATAGTTGTATCTTGAGCTATCATTGCAGCCATCTTATTTATTACACCTGATCTTTGAATAACAGTCTTAGACATGTATAATGCGAATACATTTATATTAGCTGTCATAAAGAATTGATCTTTATTTTGTAATCCCCATAACCAATCTGTATCAACTGGTCTAGGAAATATTTCTTTCATATTATGTATTCTTGGTATTAAGTCTATTCCTGTGTAGATGTTTACCATTTGTTCTTCTTTTACTCCATATCCAGAAGTTAATAGTTCTGTAACACCAGATAAATAAACATTATTTTTGATATCTTCTTTATTTTGTTTTCTATGTTCTATTATCTTTTCAGGTGTCCATTTAGGATCTATCCTATTCTCGAATAATAATTGATATAATCTTTCATCATCTATTGCATCATTCATTATTCTAGTTAATGAGAAGTTCTGAGATACTTTAGCTCCTGAATTAAAGTAATTGATCATCTCATTAGTTAATGTTAATATTTCTAATATTATCTTTTGTGGGTCATCATTATAATTTAAATCATATAAATTTTGTATTATTTGATCCAAAAAAGAATCATAATTTTTTTTGGTAAATGCTTTCAACATCATCCAACTTGCATCGTGGCGGATATTATATTTATTTAAAATATAATCTAATTCACCATTAAAATACGCAAATTGAATTGACGTCTTATAACGTTTACCAGCAAAGGTAAACTCTACTTTTTTCTTATAATATTCTTCCTCATTATTATTTATCAGGAAATCAATTATAGGTTGTTTATTTCTTAAATCAAATTCCATAAATCCTCCTTATTAAAATTTTTTATTCTATACTCAGTTATATTATATATAAGTTGAAAAATTTTAAGTAAATTAAATAAAAAAAAGCAGCGATTTAACATGCTGCTTTTTTATTCATAACTTCTGTCAGAGCTTCAGTAAGTCTTTTCTTAAGACAAACTGTTTCGAAGACTATGTCTTCAAAAGTTTCACTAGCTCCTTCATTTTTTTCAATTTCATTATAAAGATCTCTGTAAGTTTTTGTTGTTCCATCTTCAAATTGCAAGATGAATTTAGACATTCTTAAAGTAACATTAAGAAGTCTGTTAAATAATTCTAACGGTATTTTAGACAATATTGAATTTTGCATGTTTTCTTTAATTTCTGGTATAGCGGATTGTATTTTCTTAAATTCCACTATATTGTCTATCTGATTTATAGCGTCATTTACTATTTCTTTTTCATCATTTGTTAAATTTTCCATATTTCCTTCTAAAATTGTTTTTACTGTAATCATAGTTGATCACTCCTTTTTTTTTTATTTATTATTTATTTCTATCATATATATAATATACAAAAAAAAAACTTAAGACAACTAAAAAAAAAATCTCCGAAGAGATCAAATTGATAAAACTACAATAAGACCTGCGAAAAAAGTAAATGTAACGACAATAATCATAGCCATAACTGCTTCAGAAATCTCTTCTTCCCTATCTATCATAATTATACCTCCTGTATTTTGTCAAGTATATTATATATAGAAAATCTTATTTAAGGATATTAAAATAAAGACCCCCGTATGGGGGCCTATTTGATTTTTGACATTACATCTAAATATTTTTGGAATGACGGATGCTCTTCTACAAAATCTCCAAATTTCATATGGACGTCTGTATCTGGATATTTAGATACATGCATTATTAAATCATTTCTTAAAAATTTTAATACATCTGTTATATCGAGTCCTTTCCAAACATTAGCAGTTTCACTCTCCATTATACGTGATAATGTTATATTTTCTATTTTAAATTGATCCATTATATCATTTATATTCATTATTCCTCCTTATATTAAAAATATGATATAACATTTGATAAAGTAGCTCTTCCTGAACTATTTCTAATTGTTACTAATCCTAATCCTTCAGTTATTACAGATATAAGATTTTCATAAACTACAGTATCTTTTGTTGCTAAGAATTCTGTTATAAAATCATCTACTGTTTCACTATCTAATGGTAGAGCTATTTTAGTTATATCTTCTAACTTTGGTTGTTCTAATTTTACTTTATCGACAATATTAAAAATATTCTTATCATAGTCTTTATCATTTCTTTTTAATGTTCTATAATATTTTTTTATACTATCTAAATACTCTTTTAAATGTTGATATTGTTCAATCTCATCTATTTCTATCATTAATCTAAATAATTCCTGAGATTCACAATTCTCTTCTGTTATATCATCTTTTTTATTTATGTCATACAAACTTCTTATTTGAGCTCTAAAAGCACATTTACATTTAGTTACTAGTCTATATAGATTATATTCTGTTAATTTCTCCCATTGATCTTTCCATTCATCCATCAATTCTTCGTCTCTATCTTTAAAGTCTATACTAGCTATTAAAAAAGATCCTGGTATAATTATTTTTTCTTTTTCAGGATATAAAGCATTATAAACCTCAATAGCTTTAAATCTATCTCCTCCCCTTTCATAATCATGTAAATTATCATATCCTTTTTTAAATTTACTAATAGTAAACATCTTAATGTTGTCTTCTGATCTATACATCTGTAATAAATCTTCTCTATCTTGATCTATTTGTTTTAATATCTTTCTAAGATCAGGATTTTCTTTTTTTACTATCATTTCTAATACTAATTCTTTTGCTTTAGCTGATATAGTTGGATTGAAATTAGATTTCTTTAAAGATAGTCCTTTTAAGTCTACTTCTTTAGTAGGTAATAATACACCTTCTTGTATTCCTATTAATCCTAAATAGTTCTTTGCTCCTTTAGTAGTTTGTAATGTTGTAAAAAAGTATTCTTGTTTATAATTTATTTCTTTTCCAAATTTAGGATTTATATTAGCCATCTTAGTATATCTAACTAATCCTTCTTGTACTATTGTTGATATAGCATTTATTATAAATGACCCAGCTACATAATCCAGCATCTCTTTATTAAATCTATTTGTTACTTCTTTAAATCCTGGTATAGCTTTTAATAATTGCATATCAGCATCAAGATATATAATCAAAGAATCTGTGTCAGTTATTATTATTCTATCTCTTAAGATTGTTTTAAATATAAACTCAGTAGAATCTAATCTTTCTCCATATTCATTTATGTCACCTTCATACCAATAATAACCATACATAATTTCTTTAAAGTATCTATCTAATTCATCAAAGTAAGGTTTTAATTTTTCAGGACCATGCATTGGATCTAAATATAAAACATCTTTAACTTGATATTCTTTACCATTCTCTTTTAAAACTTTTTCTCCATTCATTAACTTCTCAGCTAAATCATATTCGTTATTTTGTGTTTCCATTATTTTCAATATTAATTCTTTTATTTTAGGTAACTCCATAGCATTTTTAAAAGATCCAGTATAATAAACCATAATTTTCTGCATTCTATTTAATTTATTTAATTTCTTTCTTAAAATACTAATTCCATAATATGTTCCATCATTATGGTCCATTAATAATTTATCTAATAATTCATCCATACTAGGTTCTTTAATACCTTCGAACCAAGTTTCCCAATAAGACCAATCAATATTTTTATTTATTACTTCATTTATAAAATGTAAATGTATAGATACATTATATGGACGATACTTACCAAATATATATTCTATAGTAATACCATTCATACTAACTGTTGATCTTCCTCTTATTGTTACTGATCCTGCTACATCATAATTGTAATATTTTGATAATATATTAATCATTATTCCATAATATGTATTTAAAGCTTCTTTTGTATTTTGTTGCATTAATGAATAAAATCCAACATCCATTGATTTACCAGCACCTTTAGCTTTTTTCATATTACCTTTATAATAAGCTCTCAGCTTCTTTAAGATATCAAATGATCCTACAGCTGGAGCAGTAAATATTTCATGTTTTAAAAATAAACATCCATTTTCTACTATAACATATTTTTTAAATATATCTTGTAAAAGATCTACTGTATTTCTAGTAGTAGTTTGTCCATTAACCGAATTATAAATAGTCGTATTACCAATTTTAAAATATTTATCATATATTTCCTCTAAATAGTTTTTATTATCTATATCTGTCATTATAGAAACACAATTTACCCAAGCATTTCTAAATCTACTCATATCTTCGAAGTATCGATTATCTATCATTATATTCTCCTTAATTTAAATTTATATTTTTAGTTCAAAAATTTTTTTGGGAATAAATAAGACGCCCCCAATTGGGGGCTGTAAAAAAACTTTAATAAAGGAGTAGATCAATGAAAAAAACCATAATCTCGAAATTAACAAGAAAGTATTTTTCATAAATCAAAGATAACTTCAGGATTAAGCTATCTTTATAAAATATATGTTTATATTATTTATTCTCTTTCATTGCTTGAATATTCTTTAATCTTTCGTATTCACTTCTAACTTCTTCTGAAGGTTTCTCATCTGTATATATAACTGGATAATTTTCTCTTAGTACTGTTGTTACTAAGTTATTTGCTTTATCCACTTCAAATGGGAATACTTGTTCTATATTTCTTAAAGAACCTTGATCTTTAATTTCTTTCTTTTCTGCTAGATCATAATATACTAACCAACCCATTTCTTCATCTTCATTAAACTTAAACATTTTTTGAACATTGGGGTTCCTACTAAGAGATATATTCTCATATGCTAATTTAGCATCTGTATAAGTCTTAGCCCCCTCGATAAAATCCTGAGGTCCTTCTTCATATATTGGTACATCTACACCATTAGCATTTTTAATGTATCCTGTTATTTGTTTTTCATCTAAAGGTGCAGGTTTTACTTCTTGTTGAATAGGTTTATCGAAATCGATAGGTTCTTCAGGTTTAGTTTCAGGTACCACTTGTTGTTTCATTTCTTGTACTGGATTAGATGGTATTGGTTGTTTAACTTCTCCTACAGGTTGAGATACAGGAGTAGTTAAAGGTTGAGTATACGAAGGTACTACTTGTTGAGGATAATAATTAGATTGAGCATTATTAAAGAATTGGTCAACTCCTCCTCCTAATACATTTGTTAAGAAATTTCTATCTGAAGATCTATCATCTAAAGATAAAACAGGTTGTGTTCCATCTTTACCAGGTGCAGTAAGTTCTTTCCATAATTTAGCATCTTCTTTTTTAGATTTATCTAAATCACGTTCAAATCCTGCTAATGTTTTAAATGCATCTAATTTCATCTTATAATAGTTCTGGGTAATATTACGTAATTCAGTTTCTCTTTGTCCACCCATCTTACCACTATCTACATAATAATCTACTCTTTTCTTTATTTCTCTTAATTCTTTGTCTATATCTTGAATATTCTTTTTAATAGACTTTATATATGTTTGTATTCTTCTACCATATAAAGAAGAGTTAGGATCATAATGACTAGTATATCTTTCTAATGTGCCGTGGTAATTATTATCGTCCGTTAAAGCATCAGCATATCGTAGTTTATGTCCAATCGAATCTTCTTCATAATTTCCTGCATTAAAGGTTATAAACATCAATTAACCTCCTTTCGTTAAAAAAATAAGATGAGGGAATAAACCCCTCATCATTTAATATGGAAAGTCTTCATTTTCAGATCCTGATTCAGTCTTTCCTTTATATTGGTCTTTGTTGTTTTCATTTGAACCATATAAGTTCTTTAAGTATTTTCTCATATGTTCATCACGTGATAAACTAGTTCTGGCAACGCATGCTTCTGCACTCATCATAATTTCTTGTAATACTTGATATGCTTGATAATCAGCTGCCGGTTTATCTTCATTACCTCTATATACTGTTCTAGAAGTAGGTAACCATATTATTGCAGATTCTTCTTTCCCATCTACATCTTTTCTAGTTACTTTAATATATCCAGAGAACTTAGATTTGAATTCATTATTTCCTTCAGGAGAAGAAATATTCATTTCTATTTTTTGAGTAGCTGATTTAATATCTCTTCCATTAGCTATTAATATAGAATCTTTCTTTACTTCTTTTCCTTTTTCTATAATATCTTCTAATCTAGTAATTAATTCTTTACATGCATTATATAACATTATAAAGTTAAATTGATTTATTGTAGCTGCTACACGTGTTCCTGATGAGAATTTCCCCTCTGCATCTGCTTGTATAATTGCTATTTGTGTTGAATTATTTAATAAGTTAATAACTAATCTTTTTGATTTAGATTTATCATTACTATTAAAGAATGCTTTTGAATATAATTCAGTACTCACCAATTTCTCAGCTTTGTCTTTTGTTTGTTCTGCCATTTTAATTCCTCCTAATTATTATTTATTTTTTTGTCCATATATCTCTACTTGGTTCATAAATTAAACCGATTTTTGTTAATAATTCTGATAATTTCGTTCTAGCTATCTGATACAATTCTTTTTTATTCTTACTGTCATGTGCTACTACATCATAAATATAATTTACACATAAACTATCTATCTCTGCACCCTTTACTGGATCAGTATTCTCTATATCTGGGTAATATGTGTCTATAATTTTGTTACATGTTTCATATAAAGCCTCTACAACAGCTTTTGGATTATCCGGATCAAGTTTTATCTTTTTTACTAATCCTACTGCTTCTCCACGTTCATTTTCTTTGCTTCCTTCTATTGTAAATCCAAAAGGATATTTTATAAGATTATAATTTCTTGGATCATACATAGTCTTTATAGGAATATATTCAGCATCCTGCTTCTTTTCTTCTTCTTTTTTATTTTTAATTTTATTTTCAGATACTAAAGTTGCTATTCCATTTTCTACTATATATTTTATTTGTGATCTAGATTTACTGTTGTTAGTATACAATATTATTTCTCCAGCTCTAACTGCTCTTGATAGTAATGGTATAACTACATCATAATCTTCTCTTAAGAAATAAACTATAGCCGAAGATAATAATCTATCTCTTATATGATTATGAATATAAAATTTATTTAAAAATGTTGATGTTAACCAATCTATTTGTTCTTCTAAAATATCTATATTTCCATATGGATCTACTTCCTGTCCGATATTTAACATTTCTTCATCATATTCCGATCCAATAAGATGTACATATTTTGTATTATCAACACATGACATTCTTGTTGGTAAAAAATCAACATTTACTACTATCTTCTTATCCATACCTTTTGTGGTAACATGAATAGCTCCTCCAAAAATGTGTGATCTTTTTAACATTAATCTTCCTCCTTTATTATTTTAACGATTTATCAAACTTATTGTTCTTTAACCATTCCATTTCCTGTTTATAGAATTTCTCTGTATTTTCTATTTCTTCTTTTGTTAGTTCTTTTCTCATTCTTATTTTAGTGTCATTATTTACGAACTTGAAATCAAAGAATCTACCCACTCCATTAATAAACAATCTTTCAATGTCGAAATTAGGTTTATTATTAGTCATATCTACAAAATATGAACTAGATAAAATTGGATTTTGTTTTGATGGGTCTTCTAATGTTTTCTGCTCTAAGACACGTACTTTAAGAAAGTTATGCATTTGATTAAATTCTTGTTCTACAGTTTTTTCTGTTAAAGAAGTTTCTATAAGATGTCTTTTTAAATGTTCCATCTTTTTAGAAGTTATCTTACGTTGTATTTTACTTTCTACTCCTGATGTAGATATTTCCATATATGAATATTTATATAAAGTAGAATATTCATGGAAGAATGTTACTACGTTGTAGAATACATCCTGTTTAAATGTCAATGTTACTACACCATTATCTTTATTTACATGTATTGATGATGGCATAGATGAACATGGGATTTCTTTTAATGTAAATTCTTCACCTTCCATATACATTAATGTCATAACATATGGTAAATTGTCATCATTATATGTATCTGGTATATCTTCTACATTTTCATCCATTTTCTCTACAGGTATTTCCTCTTCTTTAACATAATCTGGATTATCAGTTACTATATATAATACATCTAATCCATATATTTGTTTAAATGATCTTATATTTAATGCTGGTAATTCTATATACTTTCCTTTTTCTTCTTCTTTCTTATATACTAATGGAGAGAATGCTAAGATATCTTCATTTCCTTCTCTATCTAAATCATTATTATGTAAAAGAATTAGTGTTCTACTGTGATAATCATTAGGATCTTGATTTAGTACATTTAGTATAGTAAATTCTAAATCATATTCATTATATACGATATTATTTTCATAACTATAAATCAATGTCTTGCCATTAGTTTGTACAGCAAATAAATCAAATGTACCTGGTAATACTTTAAAATCCCAATGTCCTAAATAATTAGCTATTTTAGTATTAACAGATCCTAAGAAATGAGTATTTTTATCCATATACCAAAAATGATCTGTTGTATCATCTTCATCATATGTGCTACATAAAAAAGTATCACTATGTTTATCTTTCATTATAGATTTAACTAATGTAAAAGCTTTTTCTCTTTCTGTATCTTTATATAGTGTACATGTAATTCTAGATAAATCTAAAAGATCAGCTTCATTATTCATATTAACATATACATAAAATCCTATTACTGTTTTAAAAGTTGCTAATATTTCAGCTCTCTTTTTTATTTTTGTTTTAGAGTTCCATGTTTGTATCTTTTCTACATATTTATAAAAGCTTTCTCTAGTAAACTTTTTCTCTGCTAAATAATATGGATCAGGTGTTAATAAAGCTAGTCCATCATTAAAATATGCTTTCATATCTAAGATAATTTCGTCTGTTACTAAATTTACAGTATTACCTATTAATGTAGAAAATGCATATCTTCTTTCCATTCCATTTTGATTATATAACATTCTGAAATTATCTACTATAGACATCTTAACATCAGATACATGTTTAATATTATGCATGTCCATAAAATCTGTTTTTAATCCCTGTACTACTGTATCAACAGGTTCAGAAACAAATATTCTGTCTTGACCTATTTGTTTAAATAGAAATTCTAAAAGTTCCCTCATGTACATTATTACCTCCTTTCTAATCTATTAATTCTGCGTGTATTTTGCAATATTGTGATGCAGGTTCATTTATTTTTATTTCAGGAATTTCATTAGTTTTAGGTATTCTCCACACTCTATTATTACTTAATACTAAATAATGATTTATTTCAGTATCATGTCTTATTATTGTGGTACGTACTTTACCGTGGAAAATCGGTATAATGTTTATTGAATCTTCTTTTTTTGTATAAGTAGCTACAACTCTTTCAGTTTTACAATCTTTTTTCCATTCAACGGTTTCATAAATAATCGTATAAAAGATATATATAGCGTACCCACTTAATGTTATAAGTAAAAATATACATATACCTACTATTATATTTTGTATTATATCAAATAAACGATCAGACATTTTTATTTCCTCCCTTCAATAAAATATAGAACTACCCCCGAAGGGGTAGTTAGTAATTACTTTTTAAGTGCTTTAATTCTTGATTCATTAAATTCAGCAGCTGCTTTACCTGGTTGTTTAAATTTGATTGAGTGTTTATCTTCTGTATTTTTAAAGTAAGTTTCCCCAGTTCTAGGGTTAGTCATCTTTTTGTTTTCTTGACCAGGTCTTAAAGCTGATTTGAATGTTCCTAAATGTGGAACAACTATTGAAGGTTTAGCTCCTCCTTTTACTAAAGTTTCATTGATAACTTTATTTGTAGCATCTAAAACTGACTCAGCCATTGGTCTAGTTATTTCTGTATTGTGTTTATAAACTTCTTTTCCTAATTTTGTAGCTTTTTCACTAACTGCTGTTAAAAATGTTTTTTTGTCCATTATTTTTTCCTCCTAAAAATTTAATTAAATTGTTTGTTTATTGTTTTAACGAAAAAAAGGTAATTTTAACCCATTTTTGTTATCATCTCAGTAGTCTCATCTAAAAATTGGTTGATATCATAACCACTTTTAGCGAAACTACTTTTTTCAAGTATTAATTTGAAGACTTCTCTGCCTTCATACAACATTAAAAAACCAGCTGCATCATAAGGTGATGCTTGAGCAACAATTTCTAATTGTTTTACGTATTCTCTAATAGATCTAGATTGTACAAGTGCTGCTATATCTGGATCTTGTAATAAATCCATCGTAGATAATATGGATAATCTATTACCTGAATTATTAAATACGTAGTTACTGATTTTTGTTGTAGAAATTATAAATTTTAAAATTTTTATAACTTCGCTTCCCATTTTATTCTCCTTTCCATTTATATTATATACAATTTAATATTTATTAAAGAATCTATTTAGTCTTTTAATATTTTCGTCATTCTCATCTATAGTTGGAGTATTATTATTAGCTCTTAATACCTGTCCAGCTAGATTATTGTTAGCACTCTCATTAACTTTCTCCACTATAGGAGGTGCGAAGTTATCATTATTTATTTTTCTATTATTAACTGAATCTTTCAATAGAGTATTTTCTGTAGACAATTTATTCTTTTCAAAGTTAAGTTTCTTAATAACTTCTTTTAATTCATTATTTTCTCTTCTTAATTCTTCATCATTAGAATTATTAGACATATTATCTAATTGACTTCTTAAATGATCTACTTCTTGTCTTAATTTTGATTCATTCTCCATTCTAGTGTCCAATTCAGTTCTTAAATTAGTTATTTCACCTTCTAATACACCTATCTGTGCTATATCATCCTCAGACTTGTTATTTGCCTCATCAGACAATTCTTTAATTGTTCCTTGTAGATTCTCTATTAAAGATTCTTTCTCTTCCAGATCGTTCTCTAAATCGTTTATTTGTTCTGTCAATGATGCAATGTTGTTCTGTAACTCTAAAACTTCCACTTCATCATAAAGAGGTTCTTTATTTTTTTGTTCTAATTTCTCTTCTAATGAATTAAATCTATTATTGATTAATTCTTCAATAGGTTTAAGATCTACTTTATTATTGAACTCATTTAACGTGTCTTCAAAAACTTTTTTTATCGACGGATAATAGGATTCGAGACTGATTGTACCTTCCATTACCTTTGGTTCTTCAGGTCCTTCTTCCTCATCGTCATAATTATCTTCCGGATATATTATTTCTTCGATTGTATCTAAATCAATTCTTACATCTTCAAATGGTAAAAATAAAGGAAAGTATATTTCGTTATTCCTAGGATCTTTAAATCCCATTTCATTTATTAGTGTATCTATAGTTTCATCAGAACTATCATCTAAGATTCCTAATTTTAATAATATTACTGGAAAATATCTTACGAATAGAGCTACATATTTTTCTTCAGACACATTTACAGGTAGTAATTCCATATCGGTTTCTTTTTGTATTGCATCTTTAGCTGTTATAAAATCATGATAAAAAGAATGTATAGAATTAATTAAACCTGGTTTTTTTTCTAACCAGTAGTCTATTCTTTCTCTATTAACGTCTATAGCATTTTTTAATATATTAGTTAATAGTGGTGTGTTGAAAGTGTACTTATTTACTAATGTCCATTGATAATCTGGGTAATGTGTTAAATGTTGATTTAAATCATTTATTGAATCAGCATCATAAAGATTAAAAATATTATATAAGTCTACAAATGGGTATACTGGGTTATTGTCCATTTATTCATCTTCCTTTCTATATATAAGTTAAAAATAAGGTTTTGTTAATTTTTAATACTTGTATATAATATATATGGTAAAATCCATATAATCAAGGATTTTATTAAACATTATATCAATATACTCGTAAAGGAGGTGAGAAAAAAACATGTTTAATCTTTACAGAACTCCAGTTGAAACTTTAAAAGAAGTTTACCTGGAGAGTGGTAACGAATTTGCTTTAAGAAAGTTAATCGAAAAAGGTGGTTATTTAGTATTATTAGACCTAGATACTAAAGGACTGAAAATCTTATCACGTATGATTTTCGTAGAGCAGAAACCTGAACTCTTGTTCGCTATCCCAGAAGTCCGAAAGCTGAAATGGCTATTCAATTATGTTCTAGAAGAATATAGTGAATATCCTAATACAGATTCCCCTGATATAGAAGATTTGTCAGAAGGTCTGTTAAAAGCTGTAGGAGAATTTAATTGGGAGAGTGGAAGAGTTCTAAGTAAAACATTGGTCGAAGAAAGATATAATTTTTTAATAAAATTATTAAAGACCGAGATCCAAAAACCTAATTTCAGACATGAGGATGAAAATGATTTATTTAGGAATATTGTACAAAATAAATTCATTTCATTAGAAGTTTTATTCGAAAAGCTTTTACCAAGTGTCCCAGAATTAGGTAGATATATTATTCAATTGGCTTCATATAAATTAGTAGGACAGAATGATATCTTTCATATTATAGATACAATAGGTAGAGTAAAAGATATCTTATGTGATATAAAAGAAAGAAATGAAACTTGTCCTGATCCTGAAAAGGAAGTAAAAAACGGTATTGATTTAATGTTGGAAGAGCCAATTACAAGAGATCTGTTATTTGGTTTATTTGTTTCGGTAAATAAAATATCTAGACAAATAATTTATTACAGATTAGAAGAATTTAAAACGTTCTTCGAAAGATTTACATTAATGATTAAAGATGTTAAAGAAACTGTTGATTTCTATATCGAGAATACTAATGAACAGGAAGGTCTATTCCCATTAGGTCCTATTAATGATGAAATCAGCAATGAGTCTTTAGAAGGTCTAGCTTATTGTCTATACCATGGAAGTACAATAGCTAGTTATAATATTGCTAAAGACGATAGATTTTTAATGTCGGCAATTGATGATGTAGCCGTTGCTATGGGATTATACATCTATATGAATATTTTACCAGAGAATTGGCTAACATCAGATGAGTATTATCAATTACTACTATCTCAAGAAGGTCACAATTATGCTCCAGAGACGTCAGAGCTAAATGTTGACGAGTTAGTAGAAGGTCTATTTTAAACTATTTTCGAAAATGGTTTAAGGCATTTATTATTGTATATAATATAAATGTATTAAACAAAAATATTAAAAAAATCTAGGAGGAAATGTCATGGGAAAAAATTATGGAAAAAAACCAGAAAATAACAATTTAGGAGGAAAAGAAATGAATGAAAGAAATTATACGGAAATAAGCGACGGTAGTAATGAAGCATTAGACTTCGATAAAGAAGTTGCAGCAGGTAATGCAGTAGAAATAGAAGAAGGTGAAGAAATAGTAATGGCAAATGATCCAACAGCTTTAGGACAACAAAAAGGTCCTGATTTCTCCAATATTGGAGAAGTACCAAAAGCAGATAATTATGGACAACCTTATTTCGATACAAATCAAGGATATGTTCCTAATGTATCAGAAGTAGCTAAGTTTTTAACAAATCAACCTGTATATGAATTAACAATAGGAGTAAATAAAGATGAATTATTAACATTCGCTAATAATTCTTTGAATATTCCTAAAAGAATCGGATACAGAGAAGCAAGAGAAGCTGAATTTCTGGATCTTATGAAAGGTGTAGATATAACAGATTTCCAAAATGCTAAAAGAACTTATTATCCTTCAACACAAGCAGCTAATATTGCTGGAGAAGGTGTTAAATCTATTATCACTATACAAATAGATGATAGTACATTATCTCAAGGTAATGGTGATATCAGAAACGTTGTAGATTTAGCAAGACAAACATCTATTTTTGAAATCCAAAGAATACTTAAGCATTTAGATACATCGAACTTGTTCGATCCACATATTACAGTTCCACATAAGAAATACGAACAAGCACACGTTACTGAAATATTCGTAAATACTTCGGTAGTATTGTTAAGTTTCTTAGGATTGTCTCTAGAGTTCATCAGTAATAAATACACATTTACTGTAAAAGAAACACCAGAACAATTCTTAGTTCATCTTCAAAAAATATAATAAAATAATACTGGGCCCCATTGGGGCTCTTTATTTTACCCACTAAATTATATATGGAGGTGAGGAAATGTAATGTTTATAAACCATACAAAATTTAATGACTTAATTAATATAGCTTTAAATGAATGTAATAGAAATAATTGTATACCATCATTCAGATTAGCTAAAATACTCAATAAACGACATAAAAATGTTATGAGAGATATAAGAGAAGAATTAGACAGAGAAGATCTACAAAGCATCAACACATCAGAGATGTTTAAATTAACTATAGGCGAGAACGATAATAAAAGAATTGTGCCATATTATGAAATTTCTCATGATGGTATTTTACATTTAGCTGGTAGATACAGTAGATATAGTTATAATATAAGAAAAGATATGGTCGAAGAACACAGAAGACTAAATCTATTGTATAAAAAGAAATCATAACGACTAGATTACAAATCACATGAAGAAAATTATATGGTCCAGATGTGTACCATATCAAATCACGAAGAAAGGTAGAAATAAGTATGTCAAATATACACGATATAATGCAATATAAAAATACATTTAATATGACAGATGAACAAACTAAAAAAAGATTTAAGAACATCCATACCAATTGGTATGGATGTCTATAAAAGAAAGGATAAAAAAATGGAAAATATAAACGATACCAAAGTTTCAGAATTAATTGAATTTAACTCTACTAAACCTCTAGACATGAATGAAATAGAAAAGGAATTATGGGTCGGAAAAGAACTTAAAAGAATTTTTGAGAAAAATTTCTTTACTACTGGATTATTTGAGATATCTAATGTGGAGTTAGCTAAAGTAGCAGGAAAAGAGGTTTTTACAGTTAACCGAGATTTAAAAAGAGAATTTTCACATATTTTCAATCACTATAATCAATTTACTAATAAAATGCAGGATCACGATTTTATCGTTATGAAAAAGGGAATGGAACGTCTTATATCCGGTCTCCGTCTAGAAGAAGAATTAGATGAAAGAAATAGACCAAGACAAGTGTATTATCTTTCTGGATTAGCGTTAACACAAATTCTTTCTAGATGGGATCCAATTATAAGATTCTTAATAAATTCTACTATACATGAACTACAAGAACAATTGGTTAAGAAAGGTTACAGAGCTTATACTATGTCAGATTTTACTAAATATTGTTGGGAGATCTTTGAATTGGCTGGTCAAATGGAAATTACATATGCTTTACTAGCTAAAGATGCTAAAGTTCCTCACATAAAAGATAATTATCAATGTATTGTTACAGAAATGGAACGTATAAAAAATGATATTAAATTTATTATGAGAAAAGAAAAAGATAACTTTCCTGAATTAACTAAATTAGCAGAAGAAATAAAAGCTATAGATGAAAATTGTGCTAATATTATAGCTCAGAAAGAAATGGAAAAGAAATTTGAAGATAAAGATTTAGCAAAGATAGCTTACGAGAATCAATAAATAATAGGAGGAATTAAAATGAAAAAATTTAAAATTAAAGGAAAATTTGATGTAGACAAAAATTTAGGAGTCACATTTGAAGAATTTGAAAAGTCTTTGAAAGAAGAAAGACTAAAACAATCGTTAAAGTTTAAATATTTGTATGGAGAGATAAATCCTCATTTAGAAGGAAGAAACATGGAAGGTTTATGCTCTATTCAAAGTAAAGATTTTGTTATTCAGAAAGTTAGTACAAATAAGAAAGATGAAAGTTTTGAAATAGTTATTGTGGCTGCTGGTGCATGGGCGTTTGATATGCTTAACACAGTATACCAAAATGCTAATTATGAAATATATGCCAGTATAAGAAGTATAGTAGACCCTAAAGAAAAAACTATGCAAACTGTTACATTTGATGTAATTATTAAAGAATTAGAAAAACCTGATATGGACAGACAATTAGAAATACTAACAGAGCAAGTCAACGAAATCAGTGAAAAATTAAAAGAAAATGATAAAATCATCAAAGATCTAGAAAATAAAAATAAAAAGTTGAAGGAACTATTGAAAAATGAACAAGGAGAAATAAATCGTTTAGAAAAACTTATTAAAGAGAATAAAAAGCTAGAAGAAAAGATACTGAACGATTTACATGAATAATATAAATTAAAGTATGAAAAAAAAAAATAATGGAGGTAAATAAAATGAGTTATCATAATATAACAGCAAATCAAAATCAAGATCACAGGGACGGTGTAATGAGTCCTAGAACGACAAATGTGACTATGGGAATAAATGGAGCTAATGGAGTACAAGGAACTAATCCAAGACCAACAGGAGAAAGACCAGCTCATCCTGGTATAAAAGAAAATGTACCATCGTTAAATAAAGAAATAGTAACACATCAGAGTATTTTAAAAGATGGTGAAATTAATAAAAATAGCGTCGTGATGGAATCAGAAAACATATCAATACCTAAATTTAGAGATCCGTGGGGGGATGTATCAATTAACAATCCTTCTACAAATAACGTGATACCACCTCAACCTCAGCCTATAAATGTATCACAATTAAATGATACAAACAACAGAACTTTAGCACAAATATTCTTCAATCCACTAAATATGTCTATGCCTGAAGAACTTCAAGAAAGTGTAGATATAACCGCTACTACTAAATACACTATTGATGATTTAGAATTAACATTATTAGGAACATTCGATATCGTTAAGAAAAATTTAAGAGCAATAATAAAATTCCCTCTAGATGAAAATATTATAGTAGCAGTAGATCAACATCTGAAAAACATTTACTTTTTAAATAAAGATGGTATATTAGATAAATACCCATTATATGGTATGGATTTTAGTACATTAACACTATTTTTAAGAAAAATATTTGATATCGGTAATGTATATGTACATCAAGATTTTAATGCAATAATTCACCGTATTGTTATGGGAAGACAGAATAGAATACGTTATGCTGTATATGAAGATGAATTACCGAAAACTGAAGACTCAAAAATCTCAGAATTGTTAGCAAAAAATAAATAATTAAACATAACGGTATAAAACTTAAACAGGGTACTTGTACCCGGAAAGAGAGAAAATTATGAAAAAAGTAATATTAGTTATAATGATTATGATTTTAGGCACGATAGTGCTAGGCGAAGATGCGAGTTTTTATGGAGGTAAGTTACATGGAAGTATGACAGCATCAGGAGAAAGATTTAATCAACACGAGTTTACAGCAGCTCATAAACAATTACCTCTTCACTCTATCGTTGATGTTACTAATCCTAGTAATGGGAAAACTGTCAGAGTCAGAATAAATGACAGAGGTCCATATGTAAAAGGTAGGTCAATTGATCTGTCAGCAGCAGCATTTGCTGCTATAGAAAATCCTAATAAAGGAATTATTAAAAATGTAATTATAAACGTAGTCTCACTTGGAGATAATAGAAGGAACTTTACCCGTTCTAAAACTACAAAAAAGAAAAAATCTTCTAAAGTCACTCGGACAAAAAAGAACAAAAGTACTAAAAAGAAAACAACTAAGAAAAAATGATATATCCCCCTGTATGGGGGATATTTTTCAAACTGTTAAATTAACCAAAAATAAAAAATTCTAGGAGGAAATAACTATGATTAAATCAGTTAAAATGGTATTCAACAAATTAGAGGATGTATTAGAAGTCGATTCATCTTTAGGAGAAATCTCTTTTAAGTATAATTTAGGAGATGTAAAAATATACGGAGAAAATGGTGAAGCAATCATATCAGAAAACGTTACAGTAAATTCTGAAAACCCACTACCAGAATTACCTCTAGATAGTAATGAATCATCTATAAATTTATTAAAACTTTTAGTAATCAAGATGTTAAAATCTAAATATAATTTCTTTGTCACTCAAGAATCTCCATTTATAGAAATATCTGAAGAAGATAATGAAAAATATTTAGATATAGTCGGAAGACTAAATAGAATAACAGTACCGGATACTATTGTTAGAGATTATCTGAATACATTATATAAAGAAATTACTAAAATAGACCCAGATACAGCATCTAAAACAACTACACAAAAAGTCTTTCATAAAGAAAAAGATCTTATATTTATTAATGTAAGCTGTAAAGATGAAGATCATTCTGTATCTATGGGTACTTTACATATGTTATCAGAAAATGAAAATAACCCTGTTACTAATTGTATTATACAGCCTTTAAGAGTATTCGATTTAAATTTAATACGTCATGATATTTATAAAGTATTCGATATAGAAAAAGAAATTAGTTATAAATTTGATGAAAAACCTATAATAGAATTCGTGAATAATATTATTAATAAAATTATGAGCTGCAGCTATATTAAAAGAAATATTATATCTGACCTTCCTAAAGATGTATTTAAGACACAAACAATCGGTACGTTGTTATTTGAATTAAAAGATAACAAATTACACTTAGTAACTGAAACCGATTCCTTATACGGTAAGGATTACTTTAAAGCACCTATTAAATTAAAGATAAATGAAAATGATTTTGGTATTACTGATATAAGTATTCCTACTGTATCAATGGGATTACCTACAATGATATACGATGTTGAATATAATAATGATCAATATAAAATAGTATTTAAGACTGGTACTATTGATATGTTGAAAGAATTATGTACAGAGGAATTTATTGATGTGTATAATAGATTAACTTTATTAGAAACATTCAAAGAAAAGTTATTATCTGAAGATGGTAGAGATATGATTACAGATGGATTTTTATCTGTTGCTTTAAAATATGGTTGGACTCAAGATTCAGATATTAAACAACCTTCAGTTACATTTTTACCAATAATTAATTCTGAAGATCTACATATATTAATTAAGTATTTACTTGTAGATTGGGACACAAACAAGCAAGAGAAAATTGAAAAAGAATTATTAGTGGAAAAAGGAATGGTGTTTAAGAAAGTAAATGATAAATTACAATTTAATTCTGTTGAAAGGGTTCATATGAATTATTTAACATTCTTCGGAAGAATTGAAAGATTGTCTGAATTATATAAAACAATAACTAAGACATCGCCTTATGAAAAACTTCTTATTGAATTATAATTGTATATAATATATACGATAATGAAAATGGGAGGTAATAAAAATGAAAAAAGAAAAACATAAAAGAAAGTACATTAAAACCTATAACGGTCAACCATTTATAGAGATAACTAGTCCATATGACTTTATGCGAACCAATATGAGAGATGAGGATATAGCTCATGCAATTCACGTATGGTTTAAAGTCAATGGAGATTTACAAGAATTCTATAATTGGTATGATGGTAGAATATTTCATAAACGTGAAAATTTCTATTCTACTACATTAAGAAATTATATGCGTCTTGAACCAATGGAGAAAATAATACAGTTTGCTGATACATTTGAAGTATTTAAAAAGAAATTTAGAGAATATGACAAATTAAGAATGAAGCCACTTGTGTTATTTTGGTTCAGATGTGGAATGCATCATCCAGATGGAATTATTCCTTGGAAAGAATGGAAAGGCGAATGGTTAGATGCTGGATACATTCCTAAAAGAGTGGGTCACAATATGAAAATGATCCATAAAAGAAGACTTACTACAGATCTAGAATTCTATGATTATGAAGATGACCGTGTAGTATTATGGAAAGGAGAAAACTATGAATCAAGAGGACATAAGTGTGATAACAACCAAGAAGATAACTCGTGATTTCATGGAATATGAGACGGCTCGTTTAGGGCCGTTTCTTGATTTATTTTTTCATCGAAATCCAGAAATAATAACAAATTTTGAAGGTGAAATGACTGATGAACATCGTATGGAATTCTTAAAGATACTTATAGATAAATCTAATAAAAAAGATTATTATGAATTATCTTTATTATTATCAATACCTGGTGAATTCGGTCATCATGATATTGTATACCCTGTATATAAAGGTATATTTTATCCTAATATGAGATCAATGGCTAAAACAATAAAAGGAATAAAGAGAAGTATAAAAAAATTATATTATAAAATGATTTTTGTATTGTTATCTTATAGATCTAAAGATGAATTTAATATCGTTTGTGATTTTGCTGCAGATCTATTTAAAAGTCTTTTTGATTTAACCTTAAAGATGGCTGATTTATTGCCCTCTATTATTATATATACTAAACAAAAAGGAGATGATTAATTAATGTTTAAAACAGAAATGGATCTAACAAATACGTTAGATCCTTTTAAATTAAAACTGGAAATGGGTAATAGACTTTTTTTTAGTTTACCTAATGTAGAAATTAGTGTAGATGATGGTGGAGAAAAATCTAAATATACTATAGAGGAAGTAAACGATTCATTCGAGCTCTCTAAAGCATATCCAGCATTCTTAGAGAAATTTATTTTTTCTAATGATCAAAATCATAGAAATAGTTTCTTCAACGAACATACTTTAGAAAGAGATATTGCTGCAGGTATATTAACAGTAACACCTGAATTAAATGTCATAAATAATTATTGTAGAAAATTACGTAATTTTGATAAAGAAACTTCTCAATTCAACAAATTAGTACAAGCATTATATAAATATGCTACTACTAAAAAGATAGTAATTGATACACAAGCTATATGTTTTAAAAAAGAAGATACTAATGTTATAATAGAATTTAATAAACCTTTTGAACCTAATGTAACTGCTATTAAACATAAAATAGGAGACACTAAAGCATCTGCATTTAGTAATGATATAACAGTAGAAGATGATATATCTTTATATTTAGCAGGTATAGATTATGAGAAATTAGAACAAGAAATTAAAACTTTATTTGGTGACATAATTACTTCTGAAAAACCTGATCTCTCTCATATACAAAGTGATTTATCAGATATGCAGAAATTAATACAATCATTTCTTACTTTAGAGATTTCTTCTGATAGATCAGTTAAAAGTGCAGCATCTTTTAGATTCTCTTTTGATAATGGAGTCTTATTAAATTTATCTGAGGATGAGACTTTAGAATTAGGTAGAGAATTTGGTCAATTAATATTAATTAACAAAAGAACAAATGTAGAAACTAGATTACCATTAAGTAGAGCTAGAAGTATTAATAGACCTAATATAGTAGAACCTATTATAGCTATGAGAGCTTTATATTTATTATTTGTAGATGGATCTATTACTCTATTAGATATATTCCATAAAGCTATATTATCTAAAGATAAAGATGCTAAAATAGGAACATTTACATTTAGATTAAATGAACAATTAAATCCAGAAATAATATATACTACAGAGACTTTAGAATATATTATTTTAAGTGATAAAATGTTAAAATTAACAATTAATAATAAAGAAAATCATGAGTTTAAAGATAGTTTGTATTTTACTGTAGATCAAATAAAAGATATAGTAGATACATTATCTAAAAAAGTAGGTGCTGAGATTATATTAGACGATTTCTTAAATTATTTAAAAGTATTAGAAGACTCATTAAAAACTTTAAAAAGATATAGTAATTAATATACTGCCCGTAATGGGCAGTTATTTTTTTACCCGAACTACGAGAATATTAATGAGAAAGGAGGTTATGAGAATGGATTTACAAGCTTTAATGAATTTCTTGAAAGAAAATGGTATTGTGGTTAATGTTCTGTTCGTAAAATTAGCTGGTCATTTCGTTGTTGTTTTATTATCTCATACTGCAGCTAAAATATATTTAAGGAAAAGATTTTCTCCGATTTCTAAATTTTTTGCAGCGGTTACTATATCTACTGCTTTCGTTGCTATATTGGCTGAATTATTACCTGTAGGAAGGAACTGGTTTATATTAAGTTTTTTCATTGGCTTGATGACTGATGTACTTCCCGAACGATTATTACGATTTTTAAATAATACTAAAACTGTAGACGCTGTTATAGAAAATGCCTCTAATGAAGTAGCTAAGAAATACAAAGGAGCCTCGGATTTTGTTAAGGCTGTATTACCAAATACAAAAAATGAAGATACTGGTACGGTAGTCAAACAAGATATCGACGATAAAATAGAAGCACCTGAGAATAAAGAAGACACAAAAAAAGAGGAGGTGGCTACATCTGATGAACAACCAACAAACGAAATCGAACAACGTATCAAAAGAGAACATCGATTCAAAAGACACTAATAAGGAGGTATTATACCAGTATAGAAAGAAACAAATTAAAACATTAATTTTCTTAGGAGTATTAATAGCAACAGCAATACTTGGTTTCCGAAATAGTAATAAGACATCAGACATAATGTCCACGCCTTTGTCTTACTATTTACAACAAGATAACCATACTATAAATGCCACAGTTGCTAGTAAAGCTAAAATAGTACTAATTATATTATGTGTCGTGCTTATGCTAGTTTTGTATATTTGTTATTTAGATTCAGAAGCTTTTAAATTACCTTTTAAAGTAAAGAAAGAAAAAGATCAAAGGTATTCCAAAGTAATGTCTAAATTAACATCGTTTGGAACAATAATTTTGGTTATTATATTATTCGTATTATTTAATCTTTTATTTTACCAAAAAGATTTAGAAAAATTTATAGCTAATCAAAAGACACCTACAGAACAAGTAGG